GTTGCTTGTCTTGGAGACATAACAAATGGTTCATCCCCATCTGCCCTTAATGGCAAATCTAACATTTCACGAGCCTCGTTTGGAGTCATGACCTGAGTCTTTACATATCTTTCAAGAATTTGAGATTGTGCAATTTCATCAGTTAGTGTTAGTTCATTAAACTTAAGTTCAAGAATGTCTGTCTTTTCTCTAATAATCTTGTTTACAACCTTCTCTAAATGTCTTTGTGCTGGACGGGATACTTGCTCTTTAAATGTACGATCTTGAGAAAGTGCTGCTGCAATACCTGCAGAATCCGCACCGCCTAGTTTTGAGATAGGAACTTGATGTGCAATTAGAATGTCATCACGGTTTTGTTTACGATACTCTTTAAATGAGCCATCCTGGATACCATTTTCAATTGGCTCCATCTTAAACTCAACCTTATTTCCCTCTGTATCTCCAGGAAGCGGGATATAAAGAGTTCTATGTGACTGAGCCTTAAGTCCAGTCTGTAAAAATCTAAACATCTTGTCCTCAGCATCACCTGAAAGTTTTGCACCTTTTAAAGTTACAACGTATCTTGGAACAGCCTTGTTTTCAAAGTAGTCAATATTATATTGAGATGCAAGTTGATCTCCGATAAGGGATGGCATTGCTGCAATAATATCTGGAATACCATAGAATGTGTTTAGGGGTGAGTATTCTTTTAAATGAATAATCTCATTGGGACGTGGATCTGTGCCCATAGGGTTTGCATTTTTTGCCCCAAAGTTTCTAAAGTAAACCACCTTTTGACCAATAATCTGCACAAATCCATCACGAAGGCGTCGTATACGAACAGTTGTTGCTGGAATATGTCCAACATAACCAATCTCTCCAGCGGTTGTTCTGCCTACTTCAATAAATCCATTACCTGTTGCTTGAAGGTCTGTGTAAACCTTTTCCATTGTTTTTGTAAAACTATCATCATCATTTAAATTTTCTAGCCAATCACGTAGTTGAATCTTGGCTCTTTCAATACGATTACGAGCACGATCTACCGCACTTGCATCTTCATTCATTTCAAACCTTAATAACGTTCTATCTGAAATATCAAAACGGTATCCCAAGCCTACAACGTTTTCTACCTTAGCATCAATAGCAGCATGATTAGCAAACGATGTGTCATAGAAGTTGGCTAATTCATACATGTTATATGGAGGAGTAATTACGTCAAATAGTCCGTAACCATTTCTATATACCGTGCCAGGATTGATTTGTTTTGAACCTGCATCTACTCCAGATGGGGTTGCATTTGCTGCATCTAAATACGCAGCGTTAAATTCTGGTGCAGCATACTTTGTTAAATTGCGTGTTGTTCTGCGACGAAAGTTTTGGTCAAGCCCAACGTAATCCTTTAAAACATCCCAACTTCTGTTAAATGGATCATGTGATTTAAAAATGTTGTCTTCTTTTTCTTCTGTGTTAAGACTTGCACGGATATACTCTTCGTCACTCATCCATAGCCCCTTTTCCATGTTTTTCTAATGTCTGTTGTGCTGCATGCCAAGCGCCTAAGTCATTCATTGAAGGAATCAAGCCTTCTTTCATTCTTGCTTTTTGTTCGGAATACTCTTCTTCACTAACTTGAGTTAACCCTGGAACAAATACCGCCTTGCCAAGTCCATCATCTCCGTGATGTATTGCAACCTTTTTTAATTCTGCAATTTTTGTAATGTCTCCACGGTCGGACGGTATATTTAAAACTGAGCCTTCATCGTCCGTAAACCATTTACCAGAAGATGTCTTATATACGTAAAGACCCCAGTCATAGTGCTTATCTATTACCTGACGGCGTACATTTTTGACATAAGGCTTACCAGTTTTTGGATTAATTAAGGATTCCATAACCATAAGTATATCAGACTATACAGGTGTAGAGACGTTAGTTGACCATTCTGTATTTGCATATACATTTAATTTTTCAGGCTGGTAAACCAAGCCTTCTCCGTCGTCAACAATTATCTTATTTGTGCCTATATATGTTTTATAAATATCTGAGGGATTAATACCATAGAACTCTGATGATCCTATTACCAACATGCCATCCCAGGTAAAGTTGCTAGACCAAAACTGCCAATCATTTGTTGTAATTCCGTCTGTTAATGCTTGAAACCAAGTTCTTAGTGTTCTGCTTTCAACCTCCAGAAGGCTATTTGCTTGATAGTATGCAATGTTATTAAATAATATTGGCCCCGTTAAGTTTATGCTTCCAAGATATGAATTATAAACAAGAGAGGTTAGAAATGCTACACCTATTGAAGACCATTCTTTAAGAGATAGGACGGGCTCTCTTACCAAACTACCATTTAAATAAAATCCAACACCGTTGTAGGGAACGCCATTTTGATTTAAAACAAATATTTTACCCCTATTTAGGTCAGCGCTGTTTGCCTGTAAATAAAACTTTAGGGTTCCACCCTTATGATTAATTTCAAAAATTTCTGTTGCTGTTGCTGGAAATACGTCTTGATCATACCTTAGCCACAACTGCATGGCGCTTACCTTATAGTCTGTTGCTAACTCTTTATTAATTGGTAGGGTTAGTCCACGATTCTCTAAAATGTTAATTTCACCACGAACTTCAATTCCAGATGTTTTTGTTAGGTATAGATATGGAGTGCTTTCTTTATAAATGCTAAAGGGGTTCTTAGATTTATAGTCAAAATAAATACCGTTCTTTTTATATGGAAATAGGTCAACCCCAAACCTTGTTCCTATTGGATTAAAAGAATTATCATTAAGTGCTTGAGAGGCTAGTTGCAATTTATTTAATAAAATTGGCTTGGTTAGAATTCCACGACTATTAAATTCAAGGCTATAGACAATAGCAAGTTTATTAAAGTCTGTAGTTTTGACTGGATAAATTAATGTATTGTTTAGAACCTCAAACCTTGTTGTTTCCCAGTCTTCGTAATTATTTAGATCAAGTACTTTATATTCATCTGGTGGTTCTTCATTGGCAAAAGAGGTAGGAATGTTCGCACCATCTGCAACATACTGAAATGTTACATAACTTTTTATCTGTGCGCCATCTGTATTGTAATACGAAGAAGATGTTCCAGACTCTTGTTGTAGAGTGATTGTTGTTGGATATCCTAAGTTAAATTGTAAAAAGTCTATTTCATAAAATTCTTCATCGCTGCTATTTTTTACAAATTGAGCAAAGTAAGAAAGAGGTAGATAGTCTTGCCAGTATCCCGCAACACCTATGTCTAAGAAATATTGCTCATATGCCTCTGATGGAAGAATTGTATAACTAGCCGTGTGATCAATTAGTTGTTGCCCTTTGTCTAATTCAATAAATCCATTTGCGTCAACATAAGTTGTTATTTTTGTAGAATTTAAATTTGTTCCTAGCCCAACAGAATAAAGTCTTCCTGTGAAGGTGTAGTCTCCAGAATCGTCTCCACACACATACATTTTTAATGAACTTTGATTTCCAAAAAAAGAACTTATGTTGCTGCCAAATTTTTCTGATAATGTTTTTATATTAAATCCAACTGCAAAAAGGCTATTGGTAGTTATTGCGCTAGAAGTAAATAGTAGTTGCGTGGTTCCATTATAGGTTAAAGAGTATTTAATTACATTGCCGTCTTTAAGAATTGTAAAATAGTTGCTGTTTAATGGGTTGTAAATTTTAAATAATATCTCGTCTGATGCTAGGTTGTGAAAACTAAATACTCCGTAACAACTCTCAACTTCACTTGACAACAAGTTAAATCTTGAAAAATTAATATAAGATTCAACAGAGTTCCATGTATTGTTAGGCTTAAAAGACAAAAACTTATCGCTAATAATAGGGCCAGACTCATTATCTTGTGCGTCTTTGTTATCATCATATAGTTCTTGTAATGTCTTAGTACCCAAAAATATTTCTGGTAAAGAATATTCTGGTGTCCTTAAACTTGTTTGAGTAGTTGCTAAATTATCAAAACTTCCTTGATCCCAACCAGCAAAATCTGGATAATTATAGTTAGCAGTATAATTTGCAAATGGATAATCTATAAAAGCAGTTGTTCCTCCATATGATGAGTTTATTCCTTCTGCAGAAATAACTCCTTGGCCATAAACCCACCTGCGTTTTGCAACTGTAACTGGAACCTGATAAGAATATACAGCAACACAGTCAATTTCAAAAGGATAGACGGTATTGCTTGCGTAAAATCCTACCCAGTCTTGATCATCTCCGCTATTATCAAGTTCTTCTGGAAGAGTTAAATTGGCGGTATCTAAAAATAATGACAATACTTCTTCACCATTAACCAATAAAGATGCAGAATCTTTAATTAAACGAATATGAATAAGCATTGGCCTAAACCACTCACCAACGAAATGTGATGCAAATTGATCGCCGATAACCAATGTTAAAAATCCGTCTTCAACGTACAGACCATCTTCCGAGGCTATTGGTCCAAATATTTTAAATGGTGTAGATGTATTTACTGCTATTCTTGCCCAGAACTCAATTGTGTAGTCGTTATACTGCCCTTTTTTATTTAAAAATCCTTTGCCTGGAAGTATTAAAGATGCGTCAGTATTTGGTTCTAATCTTGTTACTCCACTTGCGCCATAAACCAAAGGAATTCCTGCATTTTTGCATTTTAATCCGCCTTCGGTAATGTAGTACCCAGAGTCTTCTGCAACCCCATATGCTTGTGCTTCTACTGCATCATAACCTCCATAGATACTTACTGTTGCTGGAACTGTGGTTTCTGTTATTCCATTTAGAGAGTATGTATTAAATTCTTCATTCCACTGCCCCAAAGTAATGCCATTAATATAAAACTCATTATCTGCTGATGTTCCTGAACCTTCAAAAATTTTAATTTTAAAAACAATTCTTAGTTGTGCAGAAACATTTGGAATCTCAAAAGTCTCAGAAATAAATCCCCATTTTTGATAAAGTGTGCTAGTAAATGTTTTTAAATTTTGAACTATGGTTGATGTGTTTGGATCTGTATATTCATAACCTATAGAAACAGTTTGTAAATAAACACTATTTGAATAAAAATATGATCCAATAGTAAATGTTCCAAGATCTGCAAGAGTATTAAAATTAAGTATGTTGGGGCTAATAATTGATGCTTCAAGTGTTTCTGATACGGGTACGTTAACTCTAACCCTGTTTAAATAACTATCTGGAAATGGCTCTGTTAGATCCTCAGAGGATGTTGCAAGAGCAGCACTTGTTGGTGTCCACAAATTTGCAAGATTACGTCGTGCTTCAGAGATTAAACTTTTATAGTCAACCGTATCGTCTAATGCCCACAAAACTAGCGGATGCTCAGAATATATTTTTTCTGCATACAAGTTTGATGGGGTAGACATATTTCTCCTATCCCCTTATTATAGCAGGATGAAAACTAATATAATTTAATTTCGCATGCGTCTGTTGAACAGTATTTCTCAGACTCAGCATCAAGGTTGTCCTTACCATCATAAATAGCAGACCAATCAATTTTGCCAATTGTTCCAACATATGCATTATATTCTTCTCTTGTTATTTGAGTATATGGCTGTTGAGGATATGTCTTGTTGCCCATTGGTAAAAATGATACTGCTTTTAGTTGCCCTTCGTACATATGAAGTGCTGGAGCAATATGCTTAGACTCTGATTCTTTATCAAATGAAAGAGTTACAGATACGCCATTGTCAGACCAATACTTTTGAGCGGTAGCAGCCAAACCAATCTTTTCAAAAAGACTTACATCCTTTTCAGATCTTGGATGTCCAGATG